AGAAGGTAGAAGATATAGATACTGCTTTCCTTGATACTCTTTGGACCGAAGCCCAAGATAAATTCACTGATGATACTCTAGAAAAATTAGGTAAGATGGATGCTAGAGAAGTAGCACAGATGCACCTAAAGTATAGAGCTGATAACCCTGCACCACAGAAGGAGGAACTCTCTGAACAAAACATCACTGATCTTAAAGGTGTTGTAGGTGGAGATGCACCCTATAATAAGATGATGCAATGGGCTACACAGAATCTTACAGAGAATGAAGTGAAGATGTATGATACTGTGATGGATCAAGGTAATCCTTTAGCAGCATACTTTGCAGTTCAAGCTTTGTCTAGTAGAATGAAAGATGCCCAAGGAGTTGACGGTGAATTGTTAACAGGTAAAGCTCCTGTTAATGAAGGCTCTCAGTTTAAAAGCCAAGCTCAAGTAGTAAAGGCTATGAATGATGACCGTTATGAAAAAGATCCTGCCTATCGTCAGGAGATATACGATAAACTAGAACGTTCTAATTTAAACTTTTAATTATGGCAGACGCAACAGGTTATGATCCCAAAGCCGTCCAAGCTGGAGGCGGTTGGTCAGTATTATATGCAGTAAAGACAGCAGGTGATCCTGGTTTTTTACCTGCATATGCAACAGATGGTTCCGGTAACGGAGCTGATACATCCACAGCTCTAGCAGTTGATGCTAATCGTGCACGTTATTGTGCAACAGTAGCACCAGATTATGTAGAGAGCGATGTCTAATGCCACAAGGACCTGGAACATACGGCACTAAGAAAGGCCGACCACCCACTAAGAAAAATGGCAAAGGGAAAGGTACGAAAAACAAATAAATACTATACCTTCTGGGGTATAATGACTATCGCTGTAGTAATAGGTCAAGTCTATGTTGGCTTAGGTTACAGATTGATGACTACATCTATCTTTGAATTGATAGATAAAATGGAAACAGTTTATCCAGAACCAATGGCGGCTCGGTTGTCGAACCAGTAGAAGCCAACGGGAACCGCGTCCGTTCGGGGCACTAATGTGCTTTGCATGAAACCTAGTCATGGAACGGGGGCTAGGTACTAAGGAGAAGACTATGAAAGTCCAACTAAAGTATCGCGGTATCCCTTATACCAAAACAATTACTTAATTAACAATGAAAACAATTGCACTTGCCGTACTGGCGTCCACAGCCCTGGCGACACCTGCATCAGCCGGAGTCTACGCCAATGTCGAATCCAACGGAGCTCGTGTGGGTTCGGAATATACAGGTTCTGTGACCGACGTTCACGTAGGTTATGAGAAAGCTGCTGAGAATGGTTCTTCCTTTTATGTTCAAGGAGGCCCCGCAGTAGTAGCCGAACAGGGCGAAGATTCAGACTGGCGACTATCTGGTAAAGTAGGTGGAAATTTCCAAGCTACTGATTCCCTCGGAGTTTATGGTGAGATCTCACTGCTAACAGCAGAAGAGGATTCTGACGATGACACCGCATGGGGTACCAAGGTCGGCGTAAAATATAACTTCTAAATGAAGTAGGGTTGGGGGCACCTCAGAGTCGGACCCCCTTCCCATTGGCATTGGCCCGTACGCGGATACCCTTTGCCGTCTAGACGGTGGGATAGACCACACAATTTTTAATTTCAATCGATTGAGAGACTGTTTAATTATACACTACTCTCTAAACAATGGCTAATACCTTAGTTTCTAGCGTTGGTTCTATTAACAATACCTCGTCAACACCGTTGGCGCTAGGTACTGCTTATGATACCAAGTACGCTACCTACCTAAAGCTGTTCTCTGGTGAGCTTTTCAAAGCTTATGAGTCAGCCACGGTAGCAAAAGGAACTGTACAAAACCGTCAACTAAAGAACGGTAAGAGTCTACAGTTCATATTCACAGGCCGCATGACGGCCGATTACCACGAGCCCGGAACACCGATTCTCGGCAGTGGCGATCCTCCAGTAGCAGAGAAGACCATCGTATGTGATGATCTACTTATCAGTTCAGCATTCGTGTATGATCTAGATGAAACTCTTGCTCACTATTCTCTACGCTCAGAGATCTCAAAGAAAATTGGCTATGCACTAGCCGAAGCTTATGATAAAAAGATCTTCAGAACAATCGCTCTCGCTGCTAGAGAAGCTCATCCTATTACTGCAGCCCCAGGCCCAGAGCCAGGCGGTTCAATCATTAAGATTGGTGCCGGTAACCAGTATGACGCACAGAAGCTCGTAGATGCATTCTTCGAAGCTGCTGCAATTCTCGATGAAAAGAATCTTCCTAAGCAAGGACGTTCTGCCGTACTAAACCCACGTCAGTACTACGCTCTTGTATCTCAGGTTGATACAAATATTCTCAATAGAGATTATGGTAACTCAGCTGGTAACCTCACCTCTGGTGAAGGACTATATGAGATTGCTGGAATCAAGATTCAACGTTCTAACAACCTACCTTTCCAAGCTGGTACAGTAGCTGCTGTGTCTGGTGAAAACAACGCCTACAATGGTGCTTTCGCTACACACGCTGGCTTGATTTATCAGAAGGATGCGGCTGGTGTTGTAGAAGCAATCGGTCCTCAGGTTCAGACAACCGGAGCAGACATTAAGACAATGTATCAAGGCGACTTGATCGTTGGACGTCTTGCAATGGGAGCCGGAACCCTTAACCCTGCTGCTGCAATTGAAATCCAAACCGCTTAAGGGGAGGTAACATGGCAAAAGCAATTAGTACAACTGGTATCGCTGGACTTACTAGCGATACTTGGTACTCTGCACCCCCAGTTGAATGGGGACGTGCAGGTGCCGCTGTCGCAACAGTGGCTGTTGGTACTGCTACCGGGGAAGATGGAACCGCTGGTGGTACTAACGGTGCTGTAGCTGATAAGGCTACAACAACCGATGGCGGAGGTTCAGGTCTCGTAGTAGACCTAACCATCGCTAGTAATAAGTGCTCAGCTATTGCAGTAGATGCCGCAGCTGGTAGTGATGGTGACGGATATCGCATCGGCGATGCTGTTACTATTTCTACTAGCAATGCAGGTACTAATACTGCTGTAGTTGGATACGTTACATCATTAGAATACGAGAATTAAATTATGGCAAATCCTGCAACAGCAAGAGTGTCAAATACAGATGCCACAGTCCAAGAACCAGGTGGGTACTCAGGTAGTACTTCTGGTATCTCTGGAGGTAATACTGCTATCCGCAAGTCGGTAGCGTATACTCAAGGCGGAACGTATTCACAATCTGCTGTATACTCTGAAACAAAAGGACTTTGTTTCGCTTATAAAGCTGTGGAGTGCGACTCGCCCGCACAATCACGCTCTTAAACACGGGGGACTTCGGTCCCCTTTTTTTTATTTACAAATATTAACTATGGCTTTCCCTACCACTAACGCTACTCAAGAATTACCTGCCGTAAACGAAATACTGGCGTCTGTGGGTCAGGCTCCTGTAACCACGCTGGATCAAACCAACCCGGACGTTGCGATTGCCTACGATACATTACTTAATGTGTCACGTGAGGTACAGGCAGAAGGCTGGACTTTTAATAAAGAAGAGTTCTATGAAATTGCACCAGATACTAATGGTGAAATTATTATTGCAAATAATATATTACAAATAGATTTACATGATGAGAAAGATAATGAATATGAATCAGTAAGACGTAATGGTAAATTATATGAAAAGATTAATCATACTTATGATTGGACTACGCTCACTGGATGGGAGAAAGTCGCTTGTGATGTCGTATGGTTCTTTGATTGGGTTGATCTACCTAGACCTATTCAAGATTATATTGTAGCCAGAGCTGCTGCTATTGTCTCTACTAGAATTGTAGGTGATCCACAACAGTATCAGATACTAGCATCTAAAGAAATGTACAACAGAGCACAAGCTATGGAGTATGAATGTAATCAAGGTGACTATACTTTCTTTGGACATCAAAGAGGTAAGAAAGTCTACAATTCTTATCAACCTTATCACGCACTACAACGCTAATGGCAAGTGTAACACAAACAGTACCAAACTTTTTAGGTGGTGTATCTAACCAGCCTGACGACAAGAAGCTACCAGGTCAGGTGAGGGAAGCTATTAATGCTTACCCTGACCCTACGTTTGGTCTACAAAAAAGACCTGGTTTAAAATATATAGCAGAATTAAAAGACGGTGTACCTAGTGGAGGTACTGCTTTTGATAACAATGATTTAGATATTGCTAAATGGTTTTATGTTAATCGTGATGATGATGAGAAATATGTAGGATGTATTGTAGGTAATGCTACAGAGGCAGATGCTGCTATACATGTATGGAATACAGTAGCTGACAGTGGTGTATATAAAAAGTCAGCTATAACATATGGTACTAATACTAGGCAGTATCTTAACGCTCTTAATTCATATGACTATGATGTATTGAATGTAAGAGATCAGACGATCATTACAAATAAAACAAAAGTTGTTACAGCAGTAGCTGGTACTGCATATAACTTAAAACGTAATGCTACATTTTTAGTTACACTTGTAGAGTATAGTGCTAAGTATCAAATTGATATCAAGATAGGTGGTACAACATATACCTCTACTTATGATACAAAAGCAGGTGATAGCTAGTAGTGATAATGATACACTACTAACTTCTTAGATGCTGATGATATACTTGATGCTCTAAGAACTAAAATACTACAAGGTGGAGACTCTAACCCAGGAGCTATCAGTGGTTTAACATGTACGAAGATAGGTAACTCTTTAGAAGTAACCCATACTGCTGACTTTACAGCTCAGGCTCAAGGTGGTAGAACAGGTGGTAACTCCTTAAAAGTTTATCAAGATGAAGTACAAAACATGACTGAGTTATCTGGTAAATCAGTTCATAATCGTCATGTGAAAATAGTTAATACGTTCAGTGCAGCTGCTTCATATTATACTAAATTTGATGCTGAAGATGGTGTCTCTGGTGTAGGTATTTGGATAGAAACAAGAGAGCCAGGTGGACAGAAAGGTTTAACTTCATCTACTATGCCACATAGGCTTAGAAATACTGGACCTAATGCTTTTACATTTGAAGTTATAGAAGATGACTCTACAAACTATGCTGGGGTATTTGGTACTGCTAGATTAGTAGGAGATGATGATACTAATTCTCACCCTTCTTGTTTAGGTACAACAATACAACAGGTCTTTTATTATAATAATAGAGTAGGGTTTTTAACAGCTGACAATGTATCAATGAGTCAGTCTGGAGATTATTTTAATTTCTATTCTGAATCAGCTCAAACATCTACAGCAGCTGACCCTATAGACCTCAGTTGTTCTAGTACTAAAGAAGCTACACTACATGGTATACTTCCTACAGCTGCAGGTTTGCTTCTATTCAGTCAGAATCAACAGTTTATTATGTACTCTGCTGATGGCAACTTAAGTCCACAGACAGCTTTGATACGTGGTCTTTCTAACTATCAAATGGATGAGAAGATAGACCCTGTTGATGTTGGTACTAATATTAATTTCATTAGTAAGACACACAGTACATCTGGTTTCACTAGAGTGTTTGGTATGTTACCGCAAGGTGTAGGACAGATACCAAAGGTTGTTGATATAGGAAGAGTTGTATCAGAATATATACCAGCTACTATAACTGCACTTACTGCTAGTCCACAGAATAGCTTTATAGCTATGTATGGTACTTCAGATGATAAGGTATACTTCTACCGTACCTATAGTGATGGTGAGCAAGACTTGATTCAGTGCTGGTTTAACTGGCAACTACCAGGTAATGTACACTTTGTAGAAGTAGACTCAGATACTATGTTCTCAGTTGTAAAGACTGGTACAGGAGGAACTGCAAGGTACCATTTACTTAGTGCTACCTTAACGCAAACACCAGAAGAAACTATTATTGTTACTAGTACAGGTCAACAGGTAAACCCTCACATGGATTTCTATGTTAAAGCTAGTTCTGTGTCGTACGATTCTGCCAATGATTTATCTAAGTGTTATTTACCATACAGTGACATTAGCACATTAGATCCAGTTATCATTATTGCAGGTACTCAAACATTTTCAGGTGTAACTGAATCTGGTTTCACTATTGAACCTGATAGAGGCACTGATGGTACAGGAGATTATTTCTCTGTACCTCGTAAAAATCTCGCAAGTCAAGCTGCTAATGTTTATGTAGGTTATAAGTATTCATATGATGTAACATTACCTAAGATGTATTTTAGGAGAGATCCTGATGGTAAGGTAACTGATTTTACAGCTCCTTTAACAATAGCAAGGATGAAGTTTTCTATTGGACAGTCTAGTGTTGTAGGATTTAAACTGAAGTCTAAGGGTTTCAAAGGTTCTACAGAGACATTCACAGGAGATGGAAGTAATAAAATCTTTACTCCTTCCTTTACTGTAGAAGATAGGAAAGATATTATA